GGGGTATGCTGCTGCGATTCTGCCCATTACTGGAAAGGATGCAGACTTACCACTAGAGATAGATCTAACCATCTCTGCTCCTTGCGTTACACTTGATCTTTCGAAAGCAGTTAATACTTCTCCCGCAAAGACTTTAAGAAATAACGCGTCTTCTGAACCAGAGGCATTGACTCTGCCTATACTGGCTGGTGTTGCGTTTGCCATAATTATTCTCCTTATTTATGGTTGTTATTTAATAAAGCTTCACATAAATTGTTTTGATAGATCGAGATTATCCTCCTTAGAGGGTCAAGTCATTTTGACTTTTTATGTTCCGCAGTTGCCACCTGTGTAGGTTGCACAACTATTTATTTTTTCTTTTTAGGAAAACCTTTTTTCATGTCAGAATAAGATTTTTTGCTAATAGTAGTATTTTTCTTTGATCTACTAGTGCCTGCTTTTTTTCGTTTATTCATATTATAGTAAAGTCCTTTTTTTGGCATATTATCTCCTATAGTTTTGATTTTGATATTTTATCTTGTACTTCAGATCTAAATGCTGGATCATTTGCATATCTAGCATCTTTCATTGCTTCAGTAACTTGTGCCCATGAACTATATCCACCTGCACTATCTGTTCCTGCTTTACCTGAAATTAATTTAGGTTCAGTTCCATTTACAGCATCATGTCTTGCTTTAAGACCTGTTACTGCAAGTTTAACTGCTTCTAAATCGTTACTATTAACTGTCTTATTAAATGCAGCAATCTCTTGTGGATTTAATGCATCTTTTGCCCAAGTAACAATTTCAGTATATGATTCCTCGCCACCAACTTCTGCTTTAATTGTATTTTGCATTTGTGTAGCAACGGCTTCTTGTCCTTGTATAAAAGCATCAACATATGATTTTGGAATACCTGCTTTTTCTAAAGCTTGAAAAGATTTATCATCTAATGTTCCTTTTTCATTATATTCATTTTGTAATGCTTCCATATTTAAACCAGCTGATTCAACTGCTTTTTCCGCAACTTTATTATCAGCTTCAATTTCTAAAGATTTTTTAGGTTCTTCAGTTTTCTCATTTTCATAAGTTTTATCCTGAGCACCTAATTTAGCTTCTAGTTCTTGATAAGACTTAACTAAATCTTCTTGTGTTTCAAATTTACCAAGAATTTTTTCTTTAGGTTGTTCGGCTACTTTTGTTTCTTCGGCTTTTGTTTCTTCTACTGGTTTTTCACTAGTAGTTTCTTCTTGTTTTATTTCAACGGCTTCTACCATTGTTTATACTCCTATGATTGTTGTTGTTGTTGCACTGCAGCATCAGCCACTTTACTCGCAATACCCGGTGCAGCTTGTTGCATCGTGTCATTTAATTGTTGAGCTTGTGCTTGTTGCTCCATTTGCTGTTGCTCCGCTGCTAATTGATCTTGAGATTTAATTAAACCTTCAGTATCAATGCCATGTCCTGTTGCTATACGTTTAATTAAATCAGTTAAATTTAACATTTGTACAACTTCAGGATTCATTTTAGCAATGTTGCCTATTTCTGCCGTGAATTCTCTTAATTTTTGTAAGTCATTCCCACGTCCAAGTGCTTCAACACCTGTGATGATAGTAGGTCTTACTGTGCCTTTTGGTAATTTTGGAATAGAACCTTTTTGTGACATTCTTTCCATTAATATTCTAACTAATGGCAATTGAAATTCTTGTGATAATAATGAATAAACTCCACCTAGTGCAGTTTCTAATTCATTTGCCATATATCTTATTTCTTCTGCTGTAACTCTTTCTGCGTCTCTACGTACTGCTGAATTTAAAAGAAAAGCATATGACATTCGTTCTTCAAAACGTTGTATTGCTTCTGCTACTACTCTTAAATCATATTGTTTTTCTACTTGTAATGTAGAAACATCATCTCTTGATCCAGAAATAATATCACCATTAGATGCAATTGATAAATCTCTTTTCTTCGTTGTTGAATTTGGTCTAACCATAAATACAACTTTACTTGATGCAGCTGCTGATTCTACTAATGATTGGCTTAAACCTTCTAATGATTTTAAGTCGCCTAAATATTCTTCGACGTAACCACGCCCGTAGTCTTCATTGTCTTGTCTTACCATACGCAAAACTTGCCATGGCATATTGTCTTTATTATAATAACCTTCTGATTCTGGTAATTTATATTCGTTAGCTTCTTGACAAACATAAAATTTGTCTTTTCCAATTAAACATACTTTAGTGTATAAATCGACTTCATCTGTACTTTTAGGATCATCTACATTTTTTAAAACTTCTTGCATTGTTTCTTCATCAAACGTAAATGGTGATACAGTTTCTTTTACAACTAATTCTAATAAATTTCCTTCTGGATCTCTTCTACAAACATATTGTGAAATTGGAAAAACTCTCATTGTGGATTTTTTAGGCATATATACAAGTACATTACCTGTTACGATTAAATGTTTTAATGCTTCAAAAACTGGAACCCTTACTGCTAATTGTTCTATTTCTGACATTACTTCTCGCTCTATTTTTGCAAGAGATTTTTCAATTTCAGTTTTAACTTCTGGAGTTTGATCCATTTCATCTTTAGTTTTTCCACCTACATTTAATCTAAAGAATGGTTGGTTTGGTGGTAATAACAATAATAATAATTTTGATGCTAAATTATTAACGCCTCTTGCACCTACTGATTGATATGGCGTATATAAATCTGATGTATGATTAACTCCATCATCAGGAAGTAACGCAGGTAAAGTTAACTCAGAACACTCTCGACCTCGATCTAAAAAATGTTCTCTGTATTCTTTCATACTTTCGTAGCGTTCTTTCGCTGTTTTATCTAGATAATTTAACATGATAATTTATTATTGAGGGATTTGAAGACCGGCTGCTTGAATAGCTCCAGTACCAAGATCTGTATTTAATTTTTTGGTACCTGTTGCGCCTTTCTTTAATTTTTTTCCTGTCTCATCCAATCCTTCTTCGCCTGCAATTTCAATTTTTGGAGCCATGTCCTCAATTGGTTGTGATCTTACAATTGGTGGCGGAGTAACGGGAGCTGGAGGAGCACTTGATCTGCCCATGCACATATTTATTTCTCCTTTTATATTATTAAAAATTATTCGTCTTCCTTGTCTTCATCTTCAGCTTCATTATCTTCATCTTCGTTATCATCATCTTCCCAAGAAGTTTCATCTTCAAATTCTATAGATAAATCATCCATAGTCTCACCATTGTCATCTTTGATAACAAGTTTGTTTTCTCCGATAATGTCTTGTAATGCTGTTTCTACTAACTCTTTGATTGATGTTGCCATATTGTTATTTTCCTTAATAGTTTGTGTTTGAGTAATTAACACCAGTTCCAGAAGTAGTTGTAGGTATTTCTAAACCACTGTCTAAATTTACATCTGATGTTGTTTCTTTTGGTTTATCAACAGATGTTCTATCTGGTGCGCCTTTAAAAGGTTTTGGATCAAAAACGTTTCCATCGTAATAATTATCACGCGGGTCCTCTTGTACGGGCGCCGATACTTTACTACTTCCTAAGCACATTTTCATCCTTCCTATTTTTAAGTTCCAATAACCAATCAACAACATCTCTTTGTCCAGCTTTACGTTGAATTTCAGCTATTGATGCTGATGGTTCTGGATTAATTAATGGAAAAGTTTCATTCAAAAGAGTGATTAAATCATCCATATTAGATGGTAAACCAACATCTTTTGACTCAGATTTTTTACTGTTTTTCCTATAGAGGTATCTGTTACTCATTTGATACCATCATTAATTAAAAAATCTATATACTTTCGTGCTTTCAATAGATCTTCTTTTCCGCCTTTATCTTTGTAACGACAAATATATTTAATAATATTGCCTTCACAAAACCCTAAATCTAATGCCATTATAAAGTTTATTGGTTGTATTTTATGTTTTTTATAATGTTTAGGATCTACTTTGGTTTGTACGGAGTCCATTTTCTTACCTCTTTAGTTTCAAAATTATAATCTTTAGGCAGTCTTAATATATATGCCATACGAGCTTGTTGTATTGCATCATCTTCTGTTAAGTCTACTTTTTGATATGCTTTTACAATTTCAGGCCAATAAAAATTGTCAGCTTGTTCTAATATTTGTCTAGCTTTTGCTGGACCTATACCCGGACAACCAGTAAAATTGTCAGTACTGTCTCCTGTTAAACATTGTAAAGCAAAATTATAGTTAGCTTCTTGTGATGATATATTAATTATTTCTTCGCCATCTATTGATAACTTACATGGTATTGTTCTCATGTCTTTATCTATTGATACAATAATACGTTCATCTGTATTAGTGCATAGTTGACTATATAAACCCATAATATCATCTGCTTCTAAAGCATTTTCACAAAGACAATCATATTTACTTTCCACATATTCTCTTAATGCTTGTAGTATTAATGGTTTTCTTTTTGCTACTCTATTTAGTTTATATTCTGGAAGTATATCTTTTCTAAAATTTGCTCTTCCAGTTAAACATATTTTGACATGATCAGCTTCTAAATTTTCCATGTAAGTTTCTATTTGTTTATTAAAAGCTGGTATGCCTTGGTTTAAATCGGAATGTAAAGTCCACATTCCACCGCCCCAATCAGTTGCTATTTCTACTGAACTTGCAACTTGATATAAAGCGATATCACCATCAACTAAAAGTGTTCTAGTTGGTTTAGCGATAGGAGGTGCGTGTTTTGGTACACCAACCACATTAGTCATCTGCATCATCGTCTCCTGTATTGTTTGCATTAATGTATAGATTCGGATAAAACTTTTTATATATTTTATCAGCGAATTGCCCGACTTTGATAACTTGAGATGGATGTGCATATGTCATTATTAAGTTTGCCATATAACTAACCCATACTACATTACCAATAACGTATCCTTTTTCAGGAATTACTCTATCAACTGTTGGTTGATCTGCTAAATCACCGAACCAGTTAAATCTTGTTCCAAGTGCTGGACACTTAAAATCTTTTGGAAAAATATCTAATAAATAATCGTATGTTAAATTAAAAGGAAGATTTTTATCTTTAGCTCTTTGCTTTAATTTATAAATTCGTTTTTTTAATTTTGCTTTAATGAATTGTTGACCAATTTTCTCCAGTTCGCGCGTCTCCTGTGAGTTCAACTCGGAGTTGCAGGCTTTCACCAGCAATTCTAATTGCGTCAACTGCTTTTTTTGCGACATCTTCTGATTTATCCTTAGTTGTTTCAATGATTATTTCATCATGGACCCAAGCCACCAGTTTTGTCTCTCCATCAAAAATAGAACCAAGTTTACATATCCATTGTTTGCATACAATTGCACCTGCACCTTGCAATAATGTATTAAGTGAAGCGTACGCGGATCGTACTGTTATTTTTCTTTTATCTAATCCAATTAAATATCCACGTTCTGCTTTTGATTGTACATGTTGGATTAATTTATCTAACGCTGGCATTTGTTCTAAAAATTTCTTTTTTAATTTAGAACCATCTCTAATATTACCACCAACTACTTGACCTATTTTTGCTGCACCAGCTCCATATAAAAATGAATAAATAAATCTTTTAGCTAAATCTCTTGTTTCAATACCTGCTGCTTTTTGATTATGTGTGTGTATATCACCATTAACCACAATATCAGCATATTCACCATTATCGTATCTTGCCATATAATGTGCAAGCATTCTTAATTCTAAAGATGAAACATCAATTCCAATTAATACTTTATCTTTTGGTGAACAAAATAATTCCCGACATTCCTTTCCGTATGGAGTATAAAAAGCTGGTACTTGCGCTAAATTTGGATTTGAATGTGTTGCCCTGCCAGTAACCGCACCATTTGGATTTATACTTCCATGTATTCTTCCATCTTTTTCTTGTTTTAGCCATGCTTGTTTTCCTTCCGCTAACATTCCAATTCTTTTTTGTATCATAAAATATTCAGCCAATAATTTTGCTTCTGGATATTTTAATGTATTTAAAATTTCTTCATCCATTTTTGGTTTACCATCAGGCGTAAAACTTTTTGGTTTCCATCCTCTAGTTTTAATTAATCTATTTGTAATATGATCTCTAGATCCGGGATTAAAAACAATTTCCTTCAC